CCGCCACTATAGCGGCGGCCGCCTCCGCCTCCACGGTATCTGCTGTAACCGTATCCTGATCCGCCTTTAGGCTTCCCGCCTCTCTTCGCACTTTCAGGAATATCCTTGAAGAAGAAGTTCACAACTTGCTTCGCACCAGGCCCTGCATAATATCCGTTCTCATCCTTCCACACATCACCGAAGTACCCAAGCTTCAGGAGATCCTCCAGCCCCGGCATATTCTTAATAAACATATGCGCAAGTCTGTCGAATTCATCTGCCGTCATATCAGCGATTTCAATTCCGAAATCGCCGACTTTTGTAGGATCAGCACCATACACGAAGTTTGCGATCAGCTGTCTCATCCCGGCTTGATCTTTCTCAGGAAGGCTTTCGATCCAATCCATGTTCTGCCATGTAGGATTCCCGTCCTGTCCACCCTGTGGATTTACATACAAGCTGAGAATCTGATCCGGGGTATATCTGCTGTTCCTATACGCAATACCATCATAAGTAGTGCCGTCAGGATATCTATACACACCCGGAGCGACCTCCATAACGGGCATACCGTTCTCGTCATGGAAGGAATAAGCTGTGCCATTGTAAGGAACCCATGATCCAGTCTTAGGATCATAGTGAGACAAAGACCCATCCTGATTCTTGACAACAGCCATTCCATCATCGCCAAGATAATAACCGGAATCATAAATACCCTGTAAGGCTCCATTAGGCGTACCGTCTGGGTTATACCCCGGTGAGTTGTAACCCTCAGGTAACATTCCTTCGTTAGCCAATCTCCAATCAAATTGAACGTTACCATTTTCATCGTAAGCATTTGCCAATGGATTCCCAAAGAGCCGTTCCGCTTCATAACGCTTCTGACCGTCAGTCAATCTATCCCAGTATTCAGCAAGTGTTGGATCAAGCTGCGCTAATTGTTCTGGATGCTCATCGAGATATTGCACACCATAGTCAGGAAGTCTTCGTTCAGTTTCCTCTCTAACACGTCTATCTATCTCGTTATTTAGTCGCCTCTCAGCGAGTTGTTCTTCCCTCTGTCCTTCAGGGGTAAGTGCATCTTCTGTCCCAAAGAGAGGATTAGCCGGAGGTGTAGTTCCCGGAGTACCAGTATCTGTTGTCGGCAAATCACGATCTGCCGGACGATTACCAACTAATGCCGGATTAGGATATCTTCCTGCACGAGAAGATGATCCTAAATCTGCCCCCAAATTACTGACATCTTCAGCGACACTTTCTGTGACTGATCTATCCTGATCTATTCTGTTGTTGATAAGATTCGCTTGATAATCTGGCGTAGTTTCTTCAACAAGTTTCACGTCACCAGAAGTTGACGCTTGTTCAATAAAAGGGTCGAGTTCAGCAGTTGTTATCGTATTTGGATCATACCCGGCAGCTTCTGCTAATTGATAAGCGTAATTTAAAATTCTTTCTTCATTTTCAGTTCGTACACCAAAGTTTTTCAAAAAAGCGTTTACTTCAGCTGCGTTCTCTACACCGCCATTATTTTCCCAACGTTCAACCGCAGAATTAGGATCATACATATTAGGATTGTTTTGTGTCTCAATATCACGATATCGTTCTATAGTTTCACGAATGTCACCAGAATTAGCCGTTGCGTTGTATTCTCTTAGTGCTTCTTGCAAAGCTTGTTCTTTCCCCATACCAAAATTTTGATATGTATTATACAAATTGGTTACTCCGGGAATACCCAATTCTGTAACTCGTTCGTCAGGAGTTAGATTTACAGTCGGAAGTTCACGATCCGCAGGACGGTTGGTATTAGAAATTACAACATTGGGGAACTCCCTATCCGCAGGGCGATTGCCTACAATGGCAGGCCCATTCTGAGATTCCGCAATAGCATCCTGAATTCCTCTTTGTATCGCAGCAGGATCAAAGAGACGGGGTACAGGGGTGAATTGTCCTAATGGTGAGGACGTTCCATTAGGAAGATTCAGCAAACGACTTAGCGGTGTGTTGTATCGTCTACGCTCATCGTCCTCTTCGTATGGATTAGTTCTTCCTAATAGCGGAGACGCAGTAGATCCCTCGTTGGCTACTTCAGCGTTATATACGGGAGGCGGTGTTGGTATTGGATTTTGATCCGGCGCAGTCTCTACGGGTGTTTCAACAACGGGAGGTTCCGGAGCCGCAGGAGGCTGGCTCTTCGGTGTCACAATAGTTGGCGTGATAGTTCCCGGGGCAACAGGATTTGCCTCAGTTACTTTGATTTCGCCTGTGTCTTCATCTTCAAAGAAATGCGGTTCCCATACGTTAGCCATGTCAAGATCCAACTGCTGTTCAGGTGAGACAGTAAATGGCTCTGTATAATGCGGAGTTGTTTCTTCCGGCTCCGGTTTCTTCTCTACAACGGGAGGCTCGGTCGGTTCCGGCTGAGGCTCCGGTTCCGGTTCCGGCTGCACTATAGGTGCTGGCTCTGGACCCTGCGGGGTCGGCGGCTGCCAGTTCTCACTGTAAACCCCGGCATTGATCAGAGACTGGATTCTTCTCTGATCCTGTGCATTGGCCTCTTCCAGGTCTTTCATCCACTGCGGGATATCCCCACCGCCTCCATTGCCACCGCCGCCGTTATCGGCAGGAGCGGGAGCAGGATTCGTATTGATGGGATTAGGCTGTTCTTCTCTTTTTCCTCTTGCATCTGCGTATGCCATAATATCAAATCTCCTCGTTCGCTATAGGATTGTTCAGGTTATCCTGTTTCGGCGTGCTTCTCTTCACTTCTGAGAGGATCACTCCTGCCATCTCATTGATGTCAGGTAACATAAACTGTGCTTGCGCATCTTCAAGTTTTTCGTTGATCCGTGCCTGCGCCCGAACGAATGCGATTTCAATATCATGGTTGGTTATCATGCCAGTCCTCCCATCCCCGGAAGGATCCCGCCCATCTCAGGAGGCATACCACCGGGGATCCCGCCACCGCCAAGACGCTCTGCCTGTCCTTCAGGCATCTGCTCCTGACCTGTCGGATTCATGTTGTTCATCATGGCCTGTTGCTGGACCATCTGGAGAATATCATTCTCGATCTGCTGTCCCATCGGGATGTTCTGCGCACCACCCATGTTAGCTTGCTGTTCCTGCTGGAGCATCTGCTGTTCCTGCATCTGCTGCTGTTGCATCTGCTCCATCTGCTGGCGTTCAACAGCCTGTTGCTGGGCTTGCTGTGCCTGTTGCATTGCCTGTTGCATTCTCTGCTGTTTCTGCTGTAATTCTTCCTGTTTCTTCCTCTGCATATCCTGAATGAGTTCCTGAATACGGTAATCCGTAAGGGCCTGTTCTACCTTCTCATTCAGCATGGCAGTGTTCATCTCTTCGGTGTTCTCAACACCGATAGTGTTCTCCTGCGTCCACTGCTTGGAAGCCAGACCATTGGCAAGGATGACAGCCGCTTCGTTAGCTCTCTGCAGCCGTTCCTGAGGCTGTGTCATGTCAAGCTTGCAGATGATCTCATATTCTTCCGGGATATCCTTATACCGGAATTCAATGCCGTTGTGCTTATAGTTGATCTTCCGTTCCTTCATGGTCAGCAGAGCGAGATCAACTGCATTTGCCAGAGCCATTCCGCATTGTTCCTGAGTAGAAACCAACGGAAGCCGTGATGCCACACTGAGCAGGGATGCTTCTGAGAATGTGCCTGTCCCGCCGTTCTCACCAAAGGCTGTATCAAACACGGTACTCTTGTCGATGTAGTCCTTATACATCGCCCCCATGTTCTGCATCTCATTGGTTAGGAATCCCTTGCTCTGGACAAAGTCGAGGGTATCTCCCTTCGCCAGATCAGCCACAAGAACGCCGGCATCGTTGCGGATGTTCAGCTTACTATTCATATCATGAGTATGGGTCAGCATCGGCATACACCCTAAGGCGAACAGATTACTGGTCGTTACGGTGAGATAAAGGTTTTCTCGTTCCCATAATCTTGATTGTGCTAAAGTATATAACATCGGCTGCCTGACCTGCTCAGATTTGTCAAACAGGTCGGATCCGTCTGAAAGCGTCACCGCAATGGGGATAGCCGGGAGTCCATGCTCACAGCAGATGATGTTCTCATAGTCGATGTCAACGGAATAGTATTTGAGGTCGTAGTAAGTCTTCAAGGTCACGAAGCCATCACCCTGGAGCTTCTTCTCAAGACCATAATGATCCGAGAGCATCCCGGCATAGTTGGTTCTTACCCACGACTTCTCAACCTGAACTTCTCTGTAAAATGCAGTGAGACCAAACTTGTCAAACTCAGGATAGCCAGTCTTCGGGTTCCAGACATCAAAGACAATCGGGGTAAGCTTCCCGACACGATCGACACGCTTATCATCCGGGTTGAATGCTTTGAAGTCCTGAATGGTATTGATGCCGATGTGCGCTTCACCGTATAGGAGCATGGAAAGGATGATGTCATGATGGAGCGGTCTGCCGTTGATCTTCCCTGTCCTCTGCCACATGAGGGAGATGAACTTCTCTAAAGCCTCGATCTGCTGCGGTTCAGCAGTATCAGAGCGCACCTTGAACTTCGGTTCCTGACTGATAAGCAGTCTCCAGGACCCAAGCACCTTATTCCTTGCGGTCGGGGAGATCGTAGGCTTGATGGTATCAGCACCTTTTCTCCGTCTGAGGTCATGCATCCAGTTCATGTTATACATATCCTCATAAAGCTGATACATATGATCCCGTTCCACATACTGTCCTTTGAGGACATTAGAATGTTCCTTTATCTCCCTGTACTCTGGAGAGTATTCATCGAACTGCTTATAGTCTTTTGCTTCCATAATGCTCCTATGCGAAAAGCCTCTTCATGATCGAGTAATGAGATTCTTCATCCTCTTCTTCATTCTGAGAAGCTCTCTGGTCTTCATAAGTTACAGGCTCACGGAAACGGGACAGCCCGTAACGGAGCGCATCGTAGGCATGGTCTTCTTCTGTGGTGTCAACGTCCTCAGGGTTGAGAGGATCCCTCACCAGGGTGTCCAGTTGCCCGATAAGATTCACACAGCTTGGGGCGATGATCAGCCCAGGTAATCCATCAGGACGGTCCTCCAACAGGTTATCGATCTTCATCTTCCCGGCAACACGCTGCCGGGATCCTGCCGTAAGGTAAACGCCATACTTGGCATATTCATCAATGGCATTGGTGGAGATGTCGCTCTCATACTGTCTCGCCATGGCGGGATCGCAAAAGGTAGCGAGGATCTCTTCGTCCTCACTGGTCTTCTGCAAGATGCGATTCGCCTGTTGCTTGGTACTCAGACGGGCGGCATAGTCCTCACGGTAAACATAAACACGCCCATAGTTCTGGTTGATGGCAAGCCACAGGTGACAGTAAGGTTTGGCAGATCCATAGTCGATGCCACCTACACGCATCCAGTCAGATCCAATGGCATAATGCTTCCCGTGATAGTCAAAGCTGAACGCACCGCCTGAATCCGCAACGTGACGGGATCTCATAAAGTTGAACGCCGCACCTTCGTTGATATCCCAGTTACCGAGAAGCCAGCGTTCCCTCTGCTGACCTGAAAGCTTCTCAAGCTTGTCATGCTTATAGTTCTCACCAAGTACGGCATTATCAAGGGTATCCGAATGGATGCAGCGGGGGTCCTTCTCTCT